AAATTATCTAAATCAAAAATTTATAACTCATTAATGTATAAATTATCTAAATCAAAAATTTATAACTCATTAATGTATAAATTATCTAAATCAAAAATTTATAACTCATTAATGTATAAATTATATAAATCTAATACATTATCATCTTTCTTTATAATTTCATCTGTATGAGTTAATAAAATATTATTCATATATTCATAAGATGAAATAATATGTGATCTAGATCTAGCACCAGTAATTATAATATTACCTTTCTGAAAAACAAAAATACTAACTTCTTTAAATTCACTATTTTGCTCACATGGGGTAAATTTAATAATTACACATGCTCTAATACATGGTTCATAAGATGATTTTATTTTTTTCTTTAATAATAAATTGTATAATTTATCTCGATCAATTTGCATATTAACTTTATAATTTGAATTAATCATATCAATTTTAAAATTCAATACTGAAATTTTATTTGGTTCATCAATAAATTCAATTATATTAAGTTTTCCATCATCCATAATTGCTTTAATTTCTTTTAATTTATAAATTAGTTTATTTAATACAATATTGATATTCTTAACTGATTTACACCCTGACATTTGAACAGAACCATTTTTAAATAATTTAATATTTATTTTAGGAGCATCATTTAAATCTTGACATGGTCCCGAATCAATTCGCATAACAACAGTAATCTGATTATAAAAATAATTCTTAGTTGTATCTTTATGATTTAATTTATTATCATTTTTCCTCTGTCGTTTTGGTTTTTTCTTAGTTAATATAATTGTGCGTAATCTTTCTTTATTCATTTTCACTGTTAAAATATCATCCGAATTTAATTGAAAATATTTTTCTATATTTACTATATTTACTAATGTATTTAACTTGCATGATGCACACATGGTAGATACACCCATACCTGCAGGTAAATTATTAATCTCAAATGTATCTACATTGATGTAATCTGTAAATGATATATTATCCCATATTATTGACATATCTTATTTCTTATATATCTAAAATATATATCTTTAAATATTAAATTTCATTTTTTATATAAATATGTATAATGTATGCAAAATAGAGACTTTTTAACCAATATTTTATATAAAAAATTGAAATATGAAGTATTTAATGGTGCTTAAATAATAAATTACTTAAGTTCCACAATCATGAAGAAAAAGACAGGTGACAAGAAAACCACACCCCCTGCAGGCGATTCTAATGCATCGGCTACAGACAATGCACGGGATTTTGTCGCAACAAGGCTCGACAAGCTTATACATGAACTGTCAGAGCCTCCCGTCTCACTGGAGGATGTGCTATTAGCATTGAAAAATTTCGTGATAGAACTGCGAACTGATCCACTCTCGCGAACGAAAGAGCAAATAGCAGAATTTCTAGCACAACTGCTCCAGAACTTTATGAAGAAGCTGCTCACAGCAAGTGACGTCGACCTGATCCAACAAGCTTTACTGTTGGGCCTTCTTACATCGGATGCAGTGGTGCTCATACCCTCGTTTTGTAACACGATCAACATGCTGCAGGACACCATTGAAGAGCAGCAAGAGAAGATGCGAAAGCTGCAACAGGAAAATGCATGTTTGACAAATCAAATTTCTCTGCTAACTGAGCCACCCAAGTTGCAGAAAAAATCACGCACGTCCGCAAACAGCAAGCTGACCACCGAGCCGACCATCAAGACGCCCGCCGAGAAGCCCGCCGAGCCGACCATCAAGACGCCCGCCGAGAAGCCCGCCGAGAAGCCCGCCGAGAAGCCCGCCGAGAAGCCCGCCGAAAAGCCCGCCGAGAAGCCCGCCGAGAAGCCCGCCGAGAAGCCCGCCGAGAAGCCCGCCGAGAAGCCCGCCGAGAAGCCCGCCGAGCTGACCATCGATGATGCACGCGATAACCTACATCGTTGCACCAAAGCTATCGCGGAGGTAAAACAACGCGATGTCGAGGTCCGTCGTAGCAAATTAGTTGACCGTGTCAACGCCTTAAGCGCGCAAAAAGCCGACATTTGCATGAAGCTGTTGACTGCAACTCCGGATGAGGAGGCACTTCTTTTGGAGAAATTGGCAAAGGTGATTTCAGACAAGAAATCAGCAGAAGACACACTTGCACAGATGACGGTGACAGTCGCCGTATTCGACGCCCAATCGCTCGCAACTGAGTTTGAAAAGTTGATTGACGCAGTCTTATCGCCAGCTACGTTCCCGCCTGCTTTGACGACGACTGCTTCACAGACGAAGACTCCTGCGTTATATACGGATGTAGTGCAGAAGCAGGTGCAGAAGCAGGTGCAGAAGTAGAAGTGAGTGTTATTAAATTGATCTTACTGCAAAAAAACAAATTTATAAATTTATAAATTTGTTTTATTTAATACTATATTAATATTTTTAACTCTTATATTTATTCATATCATTATTAAATAGTTAACATTTGTTATATATCTAAAATATATATTTTTAAATATTACATTTCATTTATTATATAAATATATATAATATATGCAAAATAATAGACAGACAACAATTTTTAATCAAAATAGCAAAATGGAACCTAAAGAGCATAGTAATACAAATATTACATTAGATTATGCATATTCTCCAATTAATACTATAAATGATAGTCGTCAACGGATTAAACTCCCTAAAAAACGCCCTTATATACACTATGGAACTCGTATATTAAAAAATTGAAATATTAAGTGTTTAATAGACTATATAAATGAAAAATAGTATTAATTTTGCTCAGATAGAAGCAATCTTTCACTCGCGCATAGGTAAATGAGCTCACCTAACATCTCTCTCGATATATCTGATAAAGTTAACGCCACCGAACCCGACGCTAAGTCTGGTGAGGTCACAGTCGATGCAACCACCGAACCCGACGCTAAGTCTGGTGAGGTCACAGTCGATGCAACCACCGAACCCGACGCTAAGTCTGGTGAGGTCACAGTCGATGCAACCACCGAACCCGACGCTAAGTCTGGTGAGGTCGCAATCGATGCAACCACCGAACCCGACGCTAAGTCTGGTGAGGTCACAGTCGATGCAACCACCGAACCCGACGCTAAGTCTGGTGAGGTCACAGTCGATGCAACCACCGAACCCGACGCTAAGTCTGGTGAGGTCGCAATCGATGCAACCACCGAACCCGACGCTAAGTCTGGTGAGGTCACAGTCGATGCAACCACCGAACCCGTCGATAAGTCTGTTACTAAGTCTGGCGCTAAGCCTGACACTAAGCCTGGTGCTAAGTCAGGCTCTAATAATAAAGTAAAGACCTCTGTGCAAATAGCAAGAAAAGAAAAAAAAACCGCCGAACTAGAGAAAAATAAGAAAATAGATGCGCTTAAGAAGCAAGCAGAAGAGCAACAACTTGCTAATAGAGCTGCCGCAAAGAGAGCGACTGAAGAAGCACAAGAGAGATTGCATCAGCAGCAGGTCGCCTCAAAGGCCGACACGTTGTCAGACCTTGTCGGAAGAATAGAAGACCGACGCATCTGTTTTTCAGACATTCGTGCGATCGAAGAATCTGCCGACAAGTTAACTGTAACTCAGATGACTCGTGCAACTGCGCAAATAAGCATGTTGAGCTTGCACATGCAACAAGCGCACCAGAATCTGGTAGATGCCAACCAAGTTCTGTTAGCAGATAATAATATGTTGCTAGAGAAGAATGCGGCATTAAGCGCTGCTGCGGATCAGGCAGCTCAACAGGTAGTGAGCGACAGAACAGCTCATGAGCTCCTTACAGCTCAACAAAAGCAACAGTACGACGCTCTCTTGCATAAGAGTAAGAAAACTGAACAAGAACTGGATCGTGCCAAAACTGCAGCGGGTCATGTATCGCAAACGCTCAATGATATACGAGCTGAAGCAGATAAAGCGATTGCTGAAAAAGTTGCAGCAGAAGCAGCCGCAGATGCCGCAAATGTCATATCTTTTAATGCTACACAAGCGAAGCAAGTCCTGGAAACAAGACTTGCTGAGTGCGAAGTAAGTCTTGATAGTCTTTCACTTGAAAAAGCGTTTGAAAGACTCATTGGAATAGTATCAAATGAAGTGACCGAGCGCGCCACATCAGCTTTTGATACCATGCAAGCGGTGAAACACAATCAAGATGAGTGTTATAATAAGTTGTGTAAAAGTGATGCATCTTCTCGTCAAAATCTTTCCGAAAAGATGCGACAAGCGTCGGATGAGTTTATTGCAGCAACTACTCGAAACGCAGAAGCACAAGACGACCAACAGCACCTGCGTGAAATGTCTGCCGCTAAGAAACAAGCGATTTGTGCAGAATTTGCAAAGAGCTTTGTAGCACGCGTACTGAGACGTGAAGAAGTATCCGCGCAAGTGCCCGCACAGGAGACGGCATTGAGTCAACATTTTCCTCCGCTTGGAAATGCTTCATGCAAAGCGCCGACTGCGTCAACAGCACCAGCTGAAGCACCCAAAATGATGTCACAACTGTTCACTGGTGAAAAGACAGACGATTGGTTTGTTTCACAAGGTGGCAAACAACCAAATCCTGTGCCACCGCGTGTCGTTAGTAATAGTAGACTTCCAGCAAAAGACCAACACGCAGTAGAAGAGTTTATTGAGGGATTGGCAAGTGGCAAAACCAGTGTCTGTTCGACTCAGAATAAGGATTATAGGCAGAATCTATGGTCTGTAAAATTTGAATTAAGCTTTCCGGAAGATTCTGAATTAGCGAAGCTAACTACTCAATCGTTAAGATCGACGTATCACTCTGATGAGAATCCAACGAAAAGTATAATTAATATAGTCACTGCCGCGTGGACACATTGTTCCAATCCAAATAATAATATTGATGATTCGTGGACTACAATGCGCGCTGTGAATGTTCTTCGAAAAGAAATGGGACACGAAGAAATTAAGCGTTCAACTACTATCTGCATAGTCGATATGCGCGCAGTAACATCAACTTATGCTGTGGCATATGTGAACCTCTTCCAACCGCCACAACCGCAAAAGTAGATGTTAGTTATCATTTGGTGTGGTTGCAAGTGGTCACCAAGTCTTACAAGCGTATATAGTTAATTCAAGCAAGACTAGATTGAAAAAATTAATTTTAATTTTTACAATAACTATATTTTACTATAAATAAATTATCTCATATAAAATAAATGAATACAGTTAAAATTTTTATATTTAATAGAATTTTAATATTACTAACTATATGTGTTATAATAATGTTTTATCAATATAAAATAAAATATATTAAATTACAGACTTTTTTAATAATACCTATTACTTTATTTATTTATTATTTTTTAAAATTATTAAAAGAAGGGCATAATTTTAGTTTAAATGACTGTTTATGTTTTACAAATAATTATTTATTAATTAATAAAATAACATCTATTGAAATTATTAAACCTCATTTACTTGATAAACCATTACATGAATTTTATATTAGCACATCACACAATACATATTTACCATGTCATCAAAATATAGATATATCTTCTATAGAGGCTATTAAAAATTCATTATACTTAGGGGCGCGTGTTATTGAATTAGACATATATGCAAAAAATAATATTGGATTAACAGATGACGATTATACACCAGTTGTTGCACATGGTAAGGAATATAAATATGGTGATATATTTACAACTTCTTTTATAACTTTTGAAGAAAGTATTAAAACAATTGCAAAATTTGCTCAAACTACATCTGACCCAATATGGATTACTCTTGAATTAAATACTAATAAATTAATTAAAACACAATTAAAAATGAGAGAAATACTTTTAAAATATTTTGGAAATAAAATAATAAATTCTACAACAATGTTAAGTAATATCCCAATTAAAAATTTATTAAATAAAATTATATTAACATCCGGGGATGGACTTGTATCCAGCAGCGGGGTTAATTCTACAAATAGAATTACATCCGGGGATGGACTTGTATCTCCTCTAAAAGACATTGTTATTTCTTACATTAATTATTCTTATTTAAAAAATACAGATCATAAAGATACTAATCTAAAAAATAAAAATTTAACAGGAATAATACATCGTGTATATCCTGCAGGTGATATACAAGGACACTTTTCATATAATTTTGATCCAGAACCATTATGGAAAAATAGATATCAATTAATAGCACTTAATTTTCAAAAATTAGATAATAATTTAAATAAAAATTTAAGTATGTTCAATAAATGTTCTTTTGTTCATTTCTCTGAATATAATTAAACAATATGAAATAATAATTCATTATAATGTTTTCTACATACAGGTATATACTTGTCTGAACCACCAATTAAAATAGTATTTTGTGATTGATCTGTCCTAAAACTAAATGGAGCTTTTGTGCCATCATTACAAATATTACATAATGAATTTAATTTAATACATTTATTTGATAATGGTATTAAATTTAAAATTTGTCCAATTGGTTTTTGTTGATAGTCGCCATCTAAACCGGCAACTATAATATTTTTTTTATATAGTTTTAACCAATTATCAATTACTTCAACTAAATCATTAAAAAATTGTCCTTCATCAATAATAATTGTATCATGTTGTTTAATAATATTTTCATTTATTTCTGATAATATTGACACAGAAATACAATCAGCAGATTCAAAATCATGTGATGTGACTTTATTATTATTATATCTATTATCAATATTTGGTTTAATTACTAATATTTTTTGTTTAATTTTTTGTAATATTCTTATTCTTCTAATGATTTCAGTTGATTTACCTGAAAACATTGGCCCAATAATTAATTCTAAGTATCCACTCATTTTATATATAATAGTTATTATATATAAAATAATTATTTTAATTAATTTATTATCAATTTTTATAAACTTGTTTTAAGCATATAATATTATTTGAATATAATAAAAATGAGTAATATAAAATATCCTGTTATTTTATCTTTTGATGTTGGGATTATTCATTTATCATATTGTTTATTAACCCAAAGTATTTTTACACAACCAGATGGAACAAAAATATCTAATTGGAATATTTTAGAATGGAATAATATTGATTTAACAAACCGAGATGAACAAAAATGTGCATGCGGTGCAAAAGCTTTTTATACACAAACTATTAATAATGAAATAAAATATTATTGTAAAACTCATAGTAAAAAGATTGATAAAACAACAAAACCTTTTAATAATACTTTTATAGAATCTAATAAATCAAATAAATGTGATTATGAATTTAAAAATTTAAAAATTTGCGGAAAACCAATTTCATATGAAAATAATAATAAATGTTATTGCACCACACATGCTAAACAATTATATAAAACAATTTCTAAATTATCCGAATTAAAAGTATTTAAAATGAAAAATTCAATCACATCACAGTTTGATGAAATTAAATATAAATTAATTATGGAATTAGAAAATAGGAAAAATTTATTATCTACTGATTATGTTGTTATTGAAAATCAACCATCGTTAAAAAATCCACGAATGAAATCTATTGCTTCTACTATTTATGATTATTATTTAATTAGAGGTATTATTGATAAAGAAATTACAAAATCTAATATAACTCAAGTTAAATTTATGTCTCCTTCTAATAAACTTAAAATTGCAAATGAAGGTGATATAAAACAATTAATTTCCTGTAAAAAAGCA